TTGTCAACAGATACACCTGCATCGTCAGCCATTTTGTCTATTATATCTTCCATTTCTTTATCATCAAAAGATTTTGTTGATGCATCAGCATCATATCCATATTTCTCTGCAAACTCAGCGTCATCATCCATATCTGGCTCATCCCCACCATCTCTGTCAAAATCACTACCACTTAACTTACCACCTTGTGGTTCTTCCGGCTTCTTACCGCCATCGTCATCACTTTTTTGGTCAGCAGATTTTACATACTTACCTGAGTCTGTCTTTACAAACACATCAGCACTATCGTCATCTTCCTTACCTTTTAGTTTGAATCTACCGAAACCGATAGATACATACTTGTCGTCATCAGCCTCATTGATACTTTGTGCTATTTCAAGTAGTGATATCATTTATCTCTCCCCATCATTATTTCGTGTTTAAGACTTTCCAATTGTTCTATCCATTGGTTAAGTCTCCTTAACATATAATTCTTATCTACTTCTTTGTTCTGTATCTCTACCTGCCATCTTTTTAACAGAGTGGCTATACTGAACAAAGTGTCCATATAAGACTTTTTATTATCTTCGAAAGGCATGGTATTACTCTACTGTAACTGACCAACTTTGTTTGCTAGTTTAACTAACCTCTCACTTATTTTATTTAAAGCCTTATGTGTATTTTTCCAATATGACCTAGAATCGACATTCAATTCATTTTTAAGACGAACATTCATCTTTACTAATTTATCTAAATTATTGAGACTATCTCTAATCTCTCTCATAGAACGACCTATCTTTTGTTTTGGTGTCATAGTTTCATCGTTTCTATATTCATGGTATCTACCTTCAGATACATAGTTGTATCCTGTAGAACCCAAGTCCCTCTTCTTTTTCTTTTTCTTATCTTTTTTCGGGTCTGAAAAAGCAAATGGTGTCTGATAGCCAGGCACATTAGCTGAAGTAGAAGCTTCTTCAAGCTCCTTTTTGATTAACTCTCTGATTATCTCTTTGAGTTTATCCATCTTTGACATTTTCAAGCTCCTTAACTAATTGATAGTATCTCATTAGTGTAACTACTTGTTTGTCTTCCACAATTCTACCCTTCATAAGAGTTTCTGCTTGATTGATAGCTTCTTTAAGCTTAATCTTAGTAACTTTATCACTTACTTTAGGTAAAAATGATTGGAGTTTGGCTTTTACCTTATAAGTTTCGGTTTCTACGAACTCTTTAAGAGAATTTGTGTTAGAAATATTGTTAATATACTCTTTGAGTAACTTTTTCTGTGATTGACTCAAAGAACTATACTTTTTATTGAACTTTTCGACTAATATACCATACGCAAGCAATCTCAAGTCCTTTTCTTGCTTTTTGTAACCCTCAACAAGTTTCTTATCCTCTTTTTTATTGGATTTCTGTTTTCTTGTTACGTGTTCTACGATCGTAAAACGACTATCTGTCTCTGTAGCTGGATTTCCATCAGTATTGGAATCGAAAACCTTAAATATTGAAGCATTTACCTTATAATTTGGAATCCTAGCCATAAAGAAGTCATTTATGTCGTAATTTTTCTTAATTTCTTTGATTAGATTGTACTTTTCTCTTTTCAATTGAGAATTATTTAATTTTTGACGAGCTTTTACTACAGCATCTACTAAATGATTGGCTTTGATTTCAGATGTGTAATTTTCTACAGTCAAAACTCTGTACAACTCATACTCTTTTCCTAACTGAGTTTTCTTATTGAAAAATTCCTTTAATATTTTAGCAGCTGAACCTTTTTTATCATTATTTAGGACATCAACTGTAATTTGTCTTGTCAATAACTCAAATAAGATACCCGTATTACGGATTTTTGAGTGTTTTGTCTTTGAACTCATTTTAAACTCCAATCATTTGTATAATACTTCATATATAAATATATCATTACCTAATTTTTCTTAGTATTAATAGAAGATACTTCTGATTTATACTCATTTTCTAACTCACTTGACTCAGATATAAGTTGTTTCTCCTTATCACCAAGACCTTTGAACAAAGTTTCGTAATGATGACTAGCAACAGCGCCATGTGCCATCTTCTTATCATGTGCACCCAATGGGTCTCTACCTCTAGCTCCACTATCCTTACCATATTTGTTAGCTTCCTTTGGTCTTCCGGCGCCTGGTTGTCCTCCTTCTTCCGAACCACCCTCATCATCCAACTCATGACCAGTTCTACCCATAGCTAAATCAGATGGTGTACCTTGAGATTGTCCTGTCTTAGCAGGATCGTTACCCTCTGCTTCTATCTGTTGTCTTCTGAATTTATTTTTGTAATCAAAAATTATCTGTTCATCGTTTTCTTTCATTTCTTCATCGGTAAAACCAAACACATTTTTGTAAATCCATTCTGATGACATTAATCCATCCCTAACCATAGAATCAGCTAATGAAGTTTTCTGTGTCCATAGCTCTAACTTCTCTTGTTCATAGATTGTAGATGGATTTGTTAATCCTAAATCAAAATTTACCAATTCTTGGTCACGAAAACCTTGAGCGTATAGATGAACCACAGCTATTTTAGTCAACTCACTAACTACAATTCTCTGTATTCTCTCTATCGTTCTAGCAAAACGGACATCTTCAGCAGCTAACGTAGCCTTAGAACCTAAACCTTCCTCATATCCTAAGAAAGCCTTCGGAACTCTTAGTGAAGCCATAAGTCTGTTTCTTAGATATTCGATATCGTCAACAGCATCGTAACTCAAACCACTAAGTGACTCAATATTAGTTCCGCTATCTCCACCCCTTACAGGTAAAAAGAAATCTTCTGTGAGGTTTTGGATGTTATAACGAAGATTGTAGTCACCTGTTTTCTCATCGATTACAGGAGCCTTCTTCATCTTATTGATTGTCTGTTGCATAAAATTATCAACTTCAGCTGGTGGTATGTTACCAATATCTAACTTAAATATTCTCTTCTCTGGCGCTCTCATAATACGATGTATCAACATAGCGTCTTCCATAAGAGTTAATTGTTTCCAAACCTTCCTACCAGCCTCTAACATAGAACGGCCGTAAGGAACGTAATTAGAATCTGATAGTAATCTGAAGTGAGCTACCTCATAGTTCTCAAATGTCTTTGGGTCTTTCTGTTTAGCTGAATGTCTACTAGCGTCACCTTGTGGTGTTAGTAGAAACTGAACCATCTGTGGATTATCAGGATCGTGTCCTTCCATTCTAGCCACATCGTAGGCTGACATTGGTGTTACATTTGTGATACCGTACTTATCGGTAATCTCTAATTGTAAAAAGAAATCACCATACTTATTCATATTACGAACCCAAGGCCATAGATTGAACTCTATGTTCAAAATATCGTAAAATAGATTATGTAGTATATCATGTATTTGATTATTATCGGTAGTTATATTTAATACCTTACCATATTCATTTTTCATCGTAGACTCATCCGAGTAGATGTCTAAAGCAGATGCAATTATAGAATCACTATCCATAGATTCATAATCCCTAAATAATCCTAAACGGAGCTGCTGTTGATATAATTGGTCGTTATAACCATATTGTTGCATGTTGGAATACAACTTACTATACCTATCGACTAAGTTAGTTTGTACGCTGGATTGTAACTGTCCTGTATCTACAATCTTCAACTTCTTTCCACCGATATTACGAACAATCGTATTTGTAGAAAAAAGTCGTTTTAGTCTTGAAAATAAATCTTTTTCTGCCATAGTTTTACCTCTTAGTTAATTAACCAATCTAACGACTCTTTTTCTCCGTTGGGTCCTACTTCTATTTCCCAAGAGTTCGTTTTGTTGGTTGGTTTTTGTGGTATCATCTGTGATGCTACACCACTCAAAGTTTTTTTAGTTAATTCTATTCCTTCATTTCTTAATCTTAATGCAGTATCTCTTACCCAAAGAGTCAAAGCAAAACTCATAACTAAATCATCGTTATATCCCTGCATCGCTTCAGCTTTATTGTTGTTATATATAAATACAAACAACTCATCAATTAATCGATTTGAACGGACAATTACTGACTTTTCTCTAAAATATTCCTCTAATTTAGCGATTACCAAAGGTCTTGTCTTCATTGTCATAGAAAAACCAGCTACCATATTCCTATCTTGGTTTCTATATCTATTATTTATCTGATGTTCCGTATCCACATACTTTAAATCTTTACTTGTGTAAAATAGGTTTTCGTATCCTCTATCAATGCATTGCTGTAGAGCAGCCCAACCTATGTTATTATTCTCAACCACCAATAGGGCGTTGTTATATTCAGTAGCTACATTTACACATAGGTTACCAAAATCTTTTGTGGACATTCTACCCTTATACTCAGCTACCTGTTCCATAGTTTCTATATCCATAACGTGAAAAGCTGAATAATCTGAACCATCTCCTCTACTGACATCAGCACTCAACACATAATCTTTTGTGTAATTTGGTGGTTGCCATATCCAAAGGTTACTATCAACACCTCTTTTTTCCAATGGGTCTTGAGCTTGTTTTTCTCTATACTCATCTAATATGATACCATCTATTACAGTTTGTCCTGAAGTAATAAAGTCACAATCACATTCTTGAGCCGCTAATGATGGGCCTAATAGTTTGTCTTGCTCTTTTCTCCACTCATCGTTTCTCTCAGGATGTAGATTCCAATGCAACTTAATCCAATTCCAATCATTAGTTCCTTCTTCGGCACCAACCCAAGTCTTATGAAACCAATTACCAACACCATTTGGTGTGGATAGTGCGATACATTGTCCACCAGTAGATAGCGTCTGTGAAGCAGCAGCCCATATTGGTTCAATCTTATCGATGAAAGCAGCCTCATCCAATATTAGCAGCGATAGTGCTTCTGAACGACCACTATCCTCACCACTCGATACAGCCTTTATCTGTGAACCATTGTTATATCGTAAGGATAGTTTGTTATCTTCCGTACATTTCTGTTTCAACCAAGAGGGTAAGTTGGCATGCATTACTCTTACCTTAGTTACCAAGTTCTTAGCGGTATCTTGTTTGGTAGCGATTACCAATATGTTCTTATCTTGACCAAATGTCATCATCCAAAGAGAGTAACCAGCAGTCAATGTTGATAATCCCAACTGACGAGCTTTAAGTATAATGTTAAATCTATGGTCTTCAAACGTCTTCAAAGATTTTTCTTGATACTCATAAAGGTGAAAAGGAACCTTACCTTTCATTGGATGCTGAACAACACAATACTTTTTTAAAAAGTATACAGGATCTTTAGCACACTTTTGGTACTCCTTTTTTATTACTTCTTTTAGAACACCTGGTTTCATAATAGCTTTCCTAAGTAAATTCCTACTGCAAACCAAAGATATCTATGTTCCCATATTTTTGGTTTTACCAACTTAATCATTTTTTGATTAGCTTCATCTCTATCTTTCAATATCTCAATCTGTTCACTCTTCTTCAATAGAAGTAAAGAATCAGTTTTAACCTGACTTTCTAATTCTTTTATCAACATATCAGAATCATCGATTACTTCTTTCTGCGATGCGATTAGGTTATTAGCATTGTCTACCTTACCCTGCCATTGTAAGTCCCTTTCCTTTATCATCTCCAGCACTTCGGATTGTGTGTAGGATTGACTACTAGCAACTGATAGTACAAAGAATGATACCAAAAAGTATTTAAGTATTTTTACAGCTAACTTCATTTGCTCTTAGCGAACTTTCTCAAAAAGTCTTCTGCTGATTCTACCTCATCGTTATCATAAACCTCTTGCATCTTTTCGGTTTTCTTTTTAGAAATGGTAAGCTTTCTTTTTAGATTACCTACCTCTTTTTTAGAGGATGTCTTAGCTTCTTCTAATTCTTTGATTTGTTTCTCAACCTTCTTCTCTTTCTTCTTATTCTCTTTGATAACTTTTTTAAGCTCTCTCACTTCTTTACTCTTTGAAGAAGCAGCGAAGAGAGCTCCAACGGCTCCTAAAATACCAAGTATTATTTTCCACAACTTCATTATTCGTTCTCCAACTTTTCTAAAGCTTCATTATACTTTTCTAAAGCATCATCTGCTTCTTTTTTGATTTTATTAACATCGATATCCCACTTTTCTTCCTCTAATTCTGGTGTATTAACACCAACATTATTAAACCAAGTAGGAGCCTTTGTATTTCTCCACTCTTTTATAGCTTGTATTTGTTCCTTTACAAAAGATATTTTGTTTTGTTTTACTTTTTCTTTTTCCCACTCTTCATATGTTCCATCCATTCTCATCTTATTTTCTATCTCTATCTGACAATCAAAACAATGTCCGTACATATACCAAAACTTATTATCAAGTCTTTTTTTCATAATAACATCACATTTAGGACAGAACATTGGCATTCTGGCTTCCTTCATAACATCAGAAAGTCTACTAATCTTATCACCGCTTTCTTGTTCTTTACCTTTATAACCAACCATTACTCTTTTTTCAGGAGTTTTACCTGATAGTAAATCTCCTAACGCTTTGTTTTGTCTTTCCGATTCCTTACTATATCCCATAACCTACTCCTATACGAATTTTAACATACCTAAGATTTGATTTGCTGGAGCAAAAGCACCAGTATACTTATATAACTTTCCTTTGAACACAAAAGTAATACCTTCTGATGGTACTACTGACTTCAAACCACCTATAGCTTTTAGTCTATCCAGCTGAGTCTTTAATGTGTTTAGCACCTTTGGGTCTTTTGATTGTCTAACTTTACTAACCGCTTTTACTAAGTCTTTACGAATTTGTTGTGCAGCTTTGGCTGGATTAGCAGCTATGAAGTCACTAAGGTTAGATAGTATCTCAGCTCCTAACTCAAAGAAAAGAACTTCCCAATCTCTGATATGTTTCTTTTGTAGCCCTTTTAAATCTGTTTTATCTGTTCTCAATATCCAATTTAAAAACTTTTCATTCTTTATATCTTTTCTAATCTGTGGTATCTTATAAGATTTATCTAAGAATGCCCATCTTTTGGTTAACTTAACCAATATATTGTTCGGAACATTATACTTATATTGTTTTCCTGCATTGAAAATAAATTCCATCCAATAAGCTTGATGATAATCAGCTAAAGTGTTGCTATCTCTTAGTCCATACCTATTTTTCAATTTATTTAACTTACCTAAAAAGTAGCTTTGTCTTCTACTAAAATCCTTTACCTTTGGTAAATTAGATACAAAAGGTTTTGTAATACTATAAGTCTTTTGTACATTTTGATTTATCTGTTTTATCATACCAGCTAACATTCTAGCACTTCCTCTATCTTCACCTATGGGAGAACCAGCAGAGTCATACTCTATCGTTCCATGAAACTGAAGTAGAGACTTATCGTAAGGTATGACATTTGCTGTCTTAGGATATATAACCTCTAACGACATAAACTTCCTACCCTCATCAAATATCTTATTCTTTTGAGCATCACTCAAACCACCAACCGCTTTCTGTAAATCTCTCATAGCGTAGACAAAGGCTTTCTCAATATCACCTCTACCTGCAAACATACTTTTTATTCCGTTGATATCTAATGCACCAGCACCGTAGTTTTTGATGTGACCTTTATTTCTAGCGGCGATAAGTTTTCCACCTTTCCAACTTACCATTATATTTTGACCATCTGTTTTTTCTGTAACTGCTCCTTCACTATCCAGTTTACCCTGTAGTGTATTAATAATTAGTGTCTTGAAATCTGAAAACGTTAAATTTTTATCATCGAATGGATGATTTAGATGTCCGTATGCACCACCTTCTAGTAGTAACTTTACCTCACTATCTAAGTTTATCCTTTCGGTTAGTTTGAAATCTTCTTCGGTGTACTCATCAGCATCAGCACCAGCTGCAAATAGAGTACCGATGATATTGTTGATAGCTGCTGTGGTTCCCATCCAACTAACAACTTCCCAACCCAATGGTTCTATAACCTCACCCATCCACTTTTTATACTTTGTTACAGCGGATGTAGAACCAGCTGCTTGACCGTGGTCAAGATATGTAAGAGGAACTGACCTATACTCATCTTTGAACGTACTACTAGCACTATTCCTTAAAACATAATCGACTACCTTCCAACCAGCATCAGAATAAATTGAATCCAACCATTCTTTGGATGTTTTTTTGTATGTGTTGTAGTCGGTGTAAAATGTAGATGGCCCGTCATCTAAATTACCAGCAGGTGTGGCAGTAGCCTCTATTAGAAACTCCTTTATCAACTCATCGGATAAATCATAAGACTCAAATAATTTTTTGAATTTATTTGTCATCATATTATAGATACCTTTATCAAAGTATCCAAACACTTTTTTGAAAGACTTTTCTCTTTCCTTATCCTCTATCTTCGGGTCACCCAAAAGTTTTCTCATCTGTGTTCCGCTAACGGAACCGAACTGTGGAGCGGTGATATAGTAACCATGCTTTTCAAAACCCTCTAAGTTGTTTTTATTCTTATTGAAATCTTGATAGTAAGTCTTACCACCACTCTTCTTAGTTCCACCTTTGAGGCGACCGGCATCTTTTTTCCCAAACGCATAAACCACAGCGGTTGTGTCGGGATTGAATTTTTTGAGCGTATTAACTGCTACATACGGAGTTTTCTCCTGTACGATTCTATTCTTCTTTATACCCATCTTAGTCATATGACGAACCTTTTCCTTAAAGTCCATTGGATGTCTTGGTGGTTGTTTGATGTTTGATGTTGTTATGTAAACCTCATCTACCTTTGTCTTTAACCAATTGTATGTAGCTAGATGTCCGCTGTGAAATGGTTGAAATCTACCACCGAATATACCGATTGTTTTTTTGATTTCTTTTTGTTCGTTTACTTTCTTGTAACCACTTCCGTAAGGAACTGAGGTGTTTCCCTTTCTCTTCATCTTCTTTACCATCTTACGACTTGGTGATGGTAACATACCAGCAGGTGCTCCGAACTCCTCATTCTTCTTTTTGGTTTTCTTCTTCATCTTATTTATGTATGCTCTGTAGACAGCAGCCTGTGAAGCCTTACCCATCTCCCTAGCTCTCTGTTCCATAGCGACAGCAGCTTGTATCTTATGTGCGTGTGACTTACCGCTACCTCTAATTTTACTGACCGATGCTTTAGCATCCTTTACTGTAGCAAACTTCAATCCTTTGATTGTACCCTTTGGATTTTCATCTGTGTATAAGTCTGAATGTTTCTTTGAGTTTCTTCTCTGACCTTTCTTACGAGGTATTCTTGGAGCCTCATTCATCTTTAGTTTTTTTCGTAAAGAACTAATTTTTTTTATAAGTTCCTTTTGTTTAGGAGAGCCAGGCAACATTTTCATAGCCTGTGTGTACATTCTAAACAAGTCTTTATTTTCTCCTAAAGCATCATAGCCTACAATAGCCATCGCTACATCTCTTGTAGAATCTCCTCTGAATTGTTTCTTGACTTTCTTATAATATTTCTTAATCATAGAAGAGGCTTTCTTAGCAGATTTTGTATGTTTTGTAAGGAAGTTTTGTAAAACTTTAATTTCTTCTTTGTTCTCATCAACGCTCTTCAGAAAGTCCCTATCGTTTCCTTTTCTGAAAGTTACTATTTTCTTTCCGTTGATTGTAGGCATTCCAAACTTGTCCCTACCGATTGATTTTACCTTTACCTTTTTGTTCTTAAATCTACCTGTGAGTATCGTATCACCGACACTAACATCTAATTTTATGGATTCAAAAAATCTAGACTGACCAGGATCTTTGAATATCTTTTGATGTTTCTTTTCTCTTCTTATCCACTTTTTAGCTATAGGATTCTTTGGTGGTTTCTTAATAAACTTATCTATACCCTTACTAACCAACATCTTAAAATGTTTCTTTATCTGTGCGTCTGAAAGAACTTTGTTGTTCTGAACAATCATAAAGTTAGAACCACCGAATAAACCTTGAAAGGCTCCCATATTGTTCTGTACATCCTGCCAACTTTTCTTGACGATGCTTGCTGGTACTACCCTATCTCTTTTTTCGTTTCGTTCCATAGCAACATCTAAGTTTGTATTTACGAAAACCATATAGGTATCATAACCCATATCCATTAGTTCTTTTCTTCTTTTCTTTATCTTAGAAAACTTATGACCAGTACCATCTATGATAACACCTAACTTACCCTTTGTGTATAACCTTAATCTTTCTTGACTTAAATCCTTAGCAAATCTTCTCAATCCGCTTGTGCTATAATCAACAGGCTTACCTTGCTTATCCACACCAGTTAGGTCAGCAAACAACTCATCAGGCATATTATCAATATCCGTAGTACCGAAGTACTTCTTCAGTAACATCTCTAACTCAGAGTCTTGGTTTACCATCTTTAAACCTGTCTTAGATACATTTATCTTTTCAGGTATACCGAATAGTTTTTGTGCTACAAAGGATTTACCGCTACCAGGTCCTCCAGCTAAAAAGATAGCCTTAAAGATACCAGGATCTCTAGCTCCTTCGTTTAGTATGTCTTCCTCTAAAAAAGGTTTCGTTAAGTATTCTGTAAGTTTATCCATAATTTCCTATGTTTTTGTTCATATATAAATATAAGGTTTACTAAATATCGTCACCAAAAGATGATGCAGACATCTGAGTATATCTATTGGAATAATCTGGATGATTAATTACTTGATTTACAAATTCATCTCTACTAGCAGAAATAGCACTTACACTACTGTCTGCAATTAACTTTGGAATCCATTCCGATTGCATTCTTTTATAACAGTTATTTATCTTACCTGTTATCGAACCTGAAACCCAAAGTGACAGAGGGTTACTTTCATTATCTTTATCGTAAATGTCATGTTTCAATATCTCCATTTCGATGTCTGATATTGATTGTGATATTATTGTTGCCATTATTAACTCCTATTATTTAAATTTTTTAACCCAATAGATAACCACTAAAGAATGAATCCAATTGAGGTGTTGAGAGGCCTGGATTACCGGAATCTACATCTACTTGAGCTGTTCCACCAGATTGTTTAAACTCTACATGAGCAGTATCACCAGCATCCATATCAGCTATAACAGTCATGTTCATTCCAAATTGATTGAGGTCAGCACTAAAATTAGGATCTATGAACCTTCTGTATTCACGATTTGAGGTGACAATTCGTATACTAGTCCAATCAGCAGCGGTGTCGATATCATCCAACCTCAACTGAGTGGTAAGTAGGTATTTTCCGGTTACAGGTGCGGTAAAAGTATCGGTAGAGTTGTCATAATTGCTTGCTTGGTCGTAAACTTCTGAATTAAACTCAATCTTTACTAATGTATTTATAGACAAATTATTATCTGTGCTTGAATTTAAAGCTAAGAAAGCAGGTTGTGTATTGTTGGTGTAAGTTCCACCGACATCTAAATCACCGCCTGCTGTTATACCACCAGCACTGTGATTAATTGTTACTCCTACCGAACCATTTCTGGCAAAACTTGTGGCTACGACTCCACCATCTAATCTATTTGTCAAACCAGTACTAGCAAAATATGAGCCTGAGAAAGTGGTATCACCGGTGGTATTTATAACACCTTTATTTATCTGTATTCCTGATCCATTCGATGTAATCTCAGTTGTATTACTTGAATCACTAACTAATCTTAATCCCGCGCTAGTACCTGAAGTATTAGAAGAGTCGATTATTACACCCGAACCGATACCACCAAAATTACCAGCACTTGAAGCAGATACATGAACATATCCACCACCAGCTAATATACTATATCCAATACCATCTTCCCTATGGTCTACCGTACTAGCAGTAACATACATAGGTCCTACGCTTACAACACCAAAACTTCCTGTAGCAATCTTTTTACCAAAATCTTCTTGCCTAAGACGGAGTTCACTACTTACACCTAAAATACCAGCAGTCTTTCTGTAGTACCCACTTCCATGATTGAGATGAGAACCTACAATACCTGCCATTATACCTTTTTGAGAACTTAGACTTCCTATATATCCTGCAGGAATACTTGATAAAGCAAAAGAGCTTCTACCATAAATACCAGCTCTACCACCATATATATTGTTTGGATTTCTACTCTTAGAGTAACCTTGAATTACAGAAGAAGTGTAATGAAAGTTTGTTGCTGTAGCACCATGATCTCCCATCTGACCAACTAACTTAGCTTCATTACTACCCATAGAAGAATTAGAACCTGATATCTTTATTCCGTATACACTACTACCAAATACAACTTCACCAGCACTAGATAATTGTCCTATCTGTATAAGTTCATCACCAGCCAGAGAACTTTTAGCAGCATCATACAATACTATTCTATTGTTATTTGACTGAAATTCCATTCTATCACCGGTATCACCACTAAAGAAAGAAGAGGTAGTCATACTCCAACCACCGATTGTACCTTCGGTAGATATTACCTTACCACTCATTTCCAAACCAGCAACTGATGCTGATAGAGCAGTCGTGTTTGCGTCTGTCTTTATTTCTAAAGATGTTCCATCTATTTTTATATGTTTACCTGTAGTAGGGCCAATTGTGGTTGTTGTTCCAAAAGAAGCAGAAATTTGTGTACCTCTTCTGATGTCAACTGAATTACTATCTATAAATACATTATTATTGGTTCCTGTTGTTTGTCCGATTGTCGCATTAGTTCCTTCGAATGCTGCTATCGTATCACCGGTCATTCTGATGAACATCCCACCATCATTTATAATCGTATGTTGACGAATAGGTCTTCCAATACGCACACCACCATAATTGGCATCACTACCACCTACATCTGTTGTCACTTGTGCAGCATTCGATAGCTCAAAGGCTGATGCTGATATAGATATATTAGATTCTTCACCATCGAAGAAAATGTGACCGCCATCAGTTTCACCTACGAAAAAATGTGCATGTGGTTGAAAACTTGGACCTGAACCGCTGACTTGCAGTAAAAGACCACCTTTTTTGAGAATTAAACCACCACCTGTTGTAGTGCTTGTTGCTCTAGTTCGAGCTTCTGCAATACTTGGAACGGTTAGTGAGCCACTAACTGTAGTCGCACCTGTAAAAATAGTAGTACCTGTTGTTTGTGGATTGTTTGATATTTCAATAAAGTTATCCTTATTGGCACCATTATCGTTCACAGCTTTCATTACAAATCTTGTTTGACCACTATCTGCAATCAAAGCCTGTTCTGCTTTAACAGTTGCACTTGAACTTACTCTAGAAATAACAAATATGTCAGCGGATAGGTTTCGAGTTGTCGCAATTATAGCAGCACCTGGTTTTTCTACTGATGCTGATTCAAAACTAGATAGTTTTATATTACCACCTGTCGAAGTATTACTAAATGACATCGATGTAAAAGAACCATTACCTAAATCCGTTATTTTTTGTAATTTCGTATCTGTTATTTCATATGCAGCTATTTCACCACTTGTAGCAGTAATCTTACCACTAAGGTCAGCAGCTGAAGCAGTAATCTGTCCACTTGATTTTAATAACAATCCACTAGCACTTATCTCTGTAGAACTCAGAGTAAACCCACCTATAACTCCTGAACCAGTAGCATTAATGGTCGTAGCAGTTATGTTACCACTAAGTAACATATCTGAAGCAGTTACCGCTCCTCTAGCCCCATCTAACGTAAAATTACTACCGCTAATATGAATATTAGTGCCATCAAATATTAACGCTCTGTTACTACCATTACCAACATAGAATCTTGGATTACCACTATTATACTCTAGTTGTACTCCATCGTTACCAAAAGTTGTATTGTTTATAGTTAACGCTTTAGTATTTGAGTTTAGTCCTATATTGGTTCCACTTTTTATTTCATCAGCATCAATTGTAAATCCGCCGATTTCACCGCTTGTAGCAGTAATCTTGCCACTAACATCAGCTGAAGTTAATTTAGCAGCTGATGCTGTAATCTGACCTGAACCAGATAGAACCAATTCCCCATCTGAACTTATCAACCCAACAGAGTTTAAGGTAAACCCTCCTATAGTTCCAGCAGTATTTGCTGTTATTGTGTTAGCAGTTATATCACCTGTAATATTTGCGGCTGATGCGGTAATCTGACCTAACGCACCATTTAGTAAAAGTTTTGGTATTCCAGCATTTACCGTTATGGAATTACCCATACCGCTATGAGCAGTACAGAAATAGTAAAGCGATGTTGGTGTGCTAGCACTTACTACGATGGTTAGCGATGTACTCGTAACAGTAACACCATCCGATATAACACCACCATTGGAAGATGTTCCAATCCTAAATGGATGATTACTCATCACACTACTAGCCATAGTAAACACGTAGGTGTTACCGACTACAAATGTTAGAGCTGGTTGGTTAGCTCCGTCTATAAGGTAGTAACTAGAACCATTATTTGTTACAGTATAGTTTACTGTTTCTCCAGCTAAAGCCGTACTCTTTATCTCATCAGAGTCTATAGTGAAACCACCGATGTTACCACTATCAGCAACAATTGTACCTGACATAGAAACTGCTGAAGCAGTAATCTGTCCATTTGATTTTAGTCTTAACAGATTATTAGAACTTCTTATCTCATTAGAACTTAATGTAAATCCCCCTATGACGCCTGAACCAGTAGCGTTTATAGTTTCAGCAGTTATGTTACCATTTATTAGAGCAGATGATGCGGTAATCTGTCCACTTGACCTTAGAATAAGATTACTATTAGAACTACTGATAGTGGTTTGGTCGATTGAAAATCCACCTATGACTCCTGAACCTGTAGCATTTATTGTGGTTGCTGTTATGTTACCATTTATTAGAGCATCAGAAGCTGTAATCTGTCCACTAGCTCCTTTTAGCTTTAATGTACCTGATGTAGAATCTAAATCTGTTCCTATATTGAATCCACCTATGGTACCTGACTCTGCGGTAATCTTACCTGTAATCTGTGCCGCTGATGCTGTAATTTGACCTAGTGCTCCATTGAGAACCAATGGTGGATTGATAACACTAATAGAGTTACCCATACCACTGTGAGCGGTACAGAAGTAGTAAAGTGATGTTGGTGTGCTAGAAGTAACAACAATGGTTAAAGTTGAACTCGTAATTGTTACACCATCTGTTATAGTACCACCATTAGCGGATGTACCAATTCTAAACGGATGACTACCTAAAGTACCACTTGAAATATCAAATACATATGTGTTTCCTACAACAAAAGTAAGTGTAGGTTTAACAACATTATCGATACGATATCCCTCACCACTTCCACCAGGAGCTGTTACTGTTAAACTTGTGTTACTACCGCCAGCCGTACTCTTTATCTCATCGGAGTCTATAGTGAAACCACCTATGTTCCCATCTGTAGCAGTTATCGAACCACTAATAGTCATAGTATTATTAGATGGGTCTAGATGAAAAGCTGAAGAACTAATTTCTATGTTATTATTACTACCGCTTATGAATTGTGCGCCAGTCTTTCCTAAGAAGAAATCGTTTGTTTTCAATATTACTGAGCTACCGCTAATAGTTGCTGTCTGTGTGTTTATATCGATTCCACCACCAGCTGAAAACTTTATATAATCTTTATCATTGGTATTACCCTTAATAAGAACGTTACCACTCGCATCAGCAAAAAATCCGCTATTGGTTGTAGCAGTAGTTGTGGCATTTGCTAAACTACCAACCTCAATCGAACCAGCGGAGTTCAGAGTAACCACACCGCCTGTTAGTGTACTACTTCCTATTGTCCATCCACCAACTTTTCCACCTTCGAATAATACTTTTGAGCCTGTGATTTGTCCTGATGAAGACATAACCAAATTATTACTTGTATCACTAATCGTAGTACCATCAACATCAAAACCACCAATAGAAGCAGATACGAATCTAGCAAAACCTTGTGCGGTAATCTGTGCCTTTGGCGAACCACCGGTTGGTGTAGAAATACTATTAGCTGATAAGTCACCTTCTATCGTCACATCGGACGTAATAATACCACCTTGTAATAAAAACTTAGAGCCGGTTATACCCCCATCTGCATTAAGAGTAAGTCCACCAGCTTGACTTGTTATAGAAGATGTTCCGATATCAAATCCACCAATGCTACCTTCTGTTGTGGTTATCTTACCACTAACATTAGCATCGGAGGCTGTTATCTGATTCATTATAACATCACCATCACGTTGTATGTGAAACTTAGAAGAACTTATTTCTATGTTTCCATTACTACCACTTACAAACTGACTGCTACCACCTAAGAAAAATCTTTCTGTAAGAATGCTTACTGAAGAACCACTCAATATCGCATTCTGTGCCTTTAGAACAAAATTAGTAGTTGATTGTCCATCACCACCATTTACGGATGTACCAAATGAAACTAAATTATTATTATCAGCTTTAAATAAAAAGTTACCATTATTTTGTATAAAAGCATTCCATCCACTATTATAATATCCTAAATAATTTGCTGTTAAGAATAAACCATTACCGCTTGGCGTATCACTTGGAACTATAATTTTATTGTTAGCATCAGTAACTATACGAGCTGCTGTTGATGAAGAAACAGAATTTAGATTAGACTGAACAGCTGATGCTGATGCAGCAGCTCCTTGACTAAATGATAATGCAGTAGCTTCAGCATTTGTTTGAGCAGCTGATGCTGAAGCAGTAGCACCCTCACCGATTGCACTAGCAAAAGTTTCAGCACCGGTCTGTGCAGCTGAAGCTGAGGCAGTAGCTCCTACTCCCAATGCACTAGCAAAAGTTTCAGCGGCAGAAGCCGAAGCAGTAGCTCCAACTCCTAAAGCACTAGCAAAGGTTTCAGCGGCAGAAGCTGAAGCAGTAGCTCCAACTCCTAAAGCACTAGCAAATGTCTCAGCGGCGGATGCTGAAGCAGCAGCGCCTGTACCTATCGCACTAGCAAAAGTTTCAGCACTTGATTGTGCGGCTGATGCTGAAGCTGCAGCTCCAGTGCCTATCGCACTAGCAAAAGTTTGAGCACTTGATTGTGCAGCTGAGGCTGAAGCTGCAGCTCCAGTACCGATTGCACTAGCAAAAGTTTGAGCACTTGATTGTGCAGCTGAGGCTGAGGCAGTAGCTCCAATTCCTATAGCAGATGCTGAAGCAACCGCGCCTGTGCTTAATGCAGCGGCTGTTCCTGCTGCATCAAAGCTACCACTAACGGAAGCAGGTGTGGCAAATCCCGTACCAGCGGTTATGTTTATAGCGCCTGTAACTGTAAGTGTACTACCATCCCAAACTAGCTTATCACCCAAACTGAACTTACCAGTACTATCCATATAGAAACCAGTGTTGGAGTTATTATGTGTTCCTACACCTTGAAATAATTTTTTAGCATTTCCATCTATAACGATACCATTGGTTGTACCGACGTGAACCTTACCTGTAAACGAACCTGTTGTGGCCGTTATAGCACCTTGTAAAAATACATTCTCTGTGAATAATCCAAAGCCCGGTGAAGCGTTTCCGTATAGTAATCCACTACTTAATCCACTTAAATCACCTAATCTAGCTTTCAACTCTACATCGTAAACTCCGCTACCAGTTCTTTCAACAATATCCATATATGGTGTGGTTGTATCATTAGGATTAGCATTCAATCTTATGAAACCAGTTCCAACTTTTCCTGTTGATACTATAACCTGACCTGGATCTAATGATTGTGAAATACCAGCAGAATCCCCTAACGAACCAGATGCTCCCGCACTACCACTACGATAACCTCTCACTACAAAAAGTTTACCTCTAAAATCGTTTTCGCTTGATGGAAAATCTCTTGAAGCACTTTGAACTAACATATACTCTGTATTAAAACCTGTACCACTAATCTTTTTAGCAGATAGTATTTCGTTAGCTACAAAACCACCAACGTTAGCTACACTCATCGTAGCCGCACTAGCTGATATAGCAACCGAACCTGTTATGACTGTTGAGTTAGCTATGTATAGTTGTCCACCAACTGCGTTTACCGACTCTTTTTCAAATACTGCAGTAGAGAGAGTTCCTCTTATCTTTATATTTTGAAATTCAGCCTCACCGTTTCCAATAGAAGATATTCTCCAACCAGTTTGTCCACTAGCAAAATTAGAAGTTTGTATTATACCATTTGAATTTAAAACTAAATTTTCAGAATCTATTTGTGTGGAAGATATCGTGAAACCACCAACTTCACCGGATGTAGCAGTTATCTTACCACTAGCATTCACATTAGTTAAATTAGCATTTGATGCAGTAATATCGTTCATTACAACATCACCATCTCTCTGTAAATGGAACTTAGATGAACTTATTTCAATGAGATTATTACTACCACTTATAAAGTTTGTATTCTTCTTTCCAAAAAAGAAACTTGGAGTTTCGATACTAACTGAACTACCACTAGCGGTAAGTCTGCCTGTTTCTATATCGACATTATTACCATCGAATTTTATAAACCTATTCGTTCCATTACCTACATAAAATCTTGAGGTGCCACCATTAAATTGTAATTGTATTCCAGATTGTCCGAATGAATGATTTTTTATAGTTATTGCCTTTACATCACTGTCTAATCTTATCTCATCTGTAGAGTCAGCAAACCTCTCAGATGATATATCCCAACCGGCTATTGTTCCTGTTCCCGTAACATCTATTGTTCCATCAAATAGTGCATTTGAAGCACTAAGGTCACCATCAGGTGTAACAGCAAAATTAGATGATGATATAAAGTAAGTTGCAGATGAGTTTCCATCTAAATGAAATGAAGTTCCTTGTTGTAACTTTGTTCCACTAATCTGAAATCCAGCTATATTACCAGCAGTTGCTGTAACTGTACCTGACATAGAAACAGCGGAAGCAGTTATCTGTCCATTTGATTTTAACCTAAGTTTATTATTAGAAGAAGCTATCTCTGTAGAACTTATGTTAAAGTTAGCTATTGTACCAGCATTATTTGCTGTTATTGTATTAGCAGTTATATCTCCTGTAATCTGAGCAGCAGAAGCAGTAATTTGTCCACTACTACCTTTTAATTTTAATGTAGAGCCAGCACTATTTGATAAATCATCTCCTATTGTAAAACCACCTATCGTACCACCAGCTGCTGTAATCTCACCACTCATTGTGACATTACCTTGTGAAGTAAGATGGAAGTTAGAAGAACTTATTTCTATGTTTCCGTTACTACCGCTTACAAACTGATTACTTTTCTTCCCTAAGAAAAACTTAGGAGTTTCCAATGTAATTTCACTACCACTAATAGTGGCTTTTAAAGTTTTGATATTTACACCATTACTAGAATCATATCTTAAAAAGTTTTGAGCACCATCACCAACGTAGAATCTTGGATTACCACTATTAAAACCAAATTGTATTCCTTCACTTGCGAAAGTATGAGAATTTACAGATATCTCTGCGCTATTTCCATTACCATTAAGTCTGATTCCACCGCCTGTGCTCGATATATTATTACCACTTATATTCCATGCAGCAATTTTACCACCTGTAAGCAATACGTTTGAACCTGTTATCTGTCCACTTGATTTTAATCTTAGGTTGTCACCACTATCCTTTATCTCATCTGATGTTATATCGAATCCACCGATAGAAGCTGATACTGTTTTTAGTAAACCACCTGATGATATAGATGAGCTAGGTGTTGGAGCCGCTGATGGAACTGCGATACTATCAGCCGTAATAGCACCTTGCACTGTTAAGGTGTTGTTTACAAATTGTAAAAACTGACCAGCACTTTTGTTTCCTAATAGTATTGCAGAACCTGTAACATTACCTTGTCTCGTCAGATGAAATTTAGATGAACTGATTTCTATGTTTCCATTAGAACCACTAATAAAGTTTGTAGAAACTTTACCTAAAAAGAATCTTGGTGATTCCAATGTAATTGAACTACCACTTATAACCGCTGTGTTAGTGTTTATATCAATGGTACTACCATTGAATTTTAAATGACCACCACTTCCTACTGCTGAAAACAATGGTGTAGAACCACCTGCTACTCCAAAAAATACTCCTACCTCACCAAAAGATTTATCCACAAGAGCTACAGATGGTTGGATACTAATGAACGGACTGTTACTATTACCTCTTATGAGAACCTCTTGACCAGTTCCCAAAGACATTGAGGCTTGTGTTGATGAAAGTTGAATGGAATTGGCTGAATCTGTAAGCCCACCACTACTTAAAGTAAATCCACCAATGGTTCCACCACTAAACAATACAGATGAGCCCGTAATCTGTCCACTATCTTTTAGTTTAAGAATTGAACCTACGGATACCTCACCTTCACTAACAGCTATACCACCTACAGCACCACCGGTCAAATCCAAAGCTGAAGCTGTCACATCACCGCTAGCTTTCACATTGAAGTTAGACGATGATATAAAGAAATTATTTCCTGTAGAGGAACCACTAATTAAAAAGTTAGCAGAAGAAAGAGCATCATTGGTAATATTAAAACCA